GTAAATGGTGAAAGACCTTTTGATTTTATTCAGAAATGTGTTGATAACTCTAGGTCAACAGAATATCCTGATTCGGATTTTGTCTTTTATGAAGATAGAGACGAATTTGTTTTCACACCTATAAGCTATCTCTTAGAACAAGACGTTGTAGAAACTTTTATAATGGGTGACCATGGTATCGAAGAAAGAACTTTAAATAAAGTAGATAATAATACCAGATATGTAACTATAAGTCAGATTGAATATACAGGAGGTAATGATGTAATTAGAGGGTCTAGTGGTGGTAAATTTGGTAATCGAATTGATGTAATTGATCCTATAACAAAAAGATTTAAGTCGATAGTTAATAACTATCTGAATATTCAAAAAAGTAAAGATAAATTCAAGACTCTAGACAGAAATAATATCATTATAGATGAATCCATTTTCAAAGAAGATACAGGCCAATCAAACAAACAATATCATGTAGCAAGATTGTTCAACGATACATATCAAGAAATTGAATATATTAAAAATAGAATAACAGAAAAAAATGACAGGTTTATTTTTCATGCTGATACCGCTTACAAATCTTATGGTCGAAAAGCAATGAAATTTAATCTTTTAGATAATACTACATTGACAATAGCAGTTCCAGGAAATAGCAATCTACTTTGTGGTAAAACAGTAAATGTAAATATTCCAATTTCTTCTAGTTTAGAAGAAGATAAAATGAATCCGTATTCACATTTATTTGGAAATAAGAAAAATAATAAATTTCTAATCACTTCTCTAACTCATAACTTTATTGGCAATGAGGGTAGATATTTTACATATCTAACATTAGCTAAAGATAGTTATTTTGTTGATGTGAATAAAAAATACTCCGGTAGATACACATAAGGAATATTATTATGGCTGTCTCAGATAAAGTTAAAAATAGTTATTTTGGTATGAATCTTATATGGTTTTTTGGTGTCGTTGAAGATCGAAACGATCCATTAAAACTTGGTAGAGTCAGGGTGAGGTGTTATACTTATCATACAGAAGATAAGAAAAAACTTCCTACAGAAGCGTTACCATGGGCGCAATGTGTACAATCAATCACATCTGCCGCTATTAGTGGGGTAGGTAGATCTCCTACTGGACTTGTTGAAGGTACGTGGGTAGTAGGATTTTTCTTAGATGGAGAGAAATCACAACAACCAATGGTGATTGGTTCAATTGCTGGTATACCTACTGAACTGCCAAATAAAGAAAAGGGATTTAATGATCCTAACGGTGTTTATCCTTCCTATATTAATGAACCTGACGTTGATAAACTTGCTAGAAACGAGAGTCCTGATTTACCAACAATAAAAAATGCAAATAGAAAAACAGGTTCAATAATACCGCATGGTCAAGGTACTTGGGACGAACCAACAGATAAGTATACAGCTTCATATCCAAAAAATCATGTTTGGAGAACAGAGTCTGGTCATGTGATTGAAGTTGATGATACACCAAATAATGAAAGAATACAAGAATATCATAAATCTGGAACGTTCAGAGAGATTTCTGCTTCTGGTAATACAGTAACAAGAGTTGTAGGTGATAATTATACTATTATAGCAAAAAACGATTATGTCAGAGTTGAAGGAAAAGTTAATCTTCATATAAACCAAGATTGTAATACGTATATAAAAGGTGATTGGAATATACTAATAGACGGTAATAAAAAAGAAGTTATTAAAGGTAGATATGATCTGGACATCACAGGAGAAAAAGGTGATGGCGAACTTGATATTGAAGCTAAAGTAATTCATCTCAATAAGACGAGTCAATATTCATGACCGGTGTAGTTCGAACAAATCTGGATAGACATATTGGACATCCAAGTAAAACACCAAATCCTTTTCATCAAACTAGATATGCTACTGGTTCGCCAGACACTTATGCTAATAACGAAAAGGCTGTTAGAATAGGAGATAAGACTTATTGTACAGATCCTGCTTTAGAAGGATCACCAAACGTGTTTGTAAATAATATAAAATGGCATAGACAAGGTGATGCTACTGCCGGTCATTCATCATGGATTCCAAATGAAGCACAAACGGGATCAACTAATATATTTGCAAATGGAGGAGGATCTGGTACGGTCTCTGTAGGAAATACCGTAACTACAATAACAACAACTACAGGAGTTCATGGTATAGACTTAGTTGCTGTTGAAGTAGATTTTGAAGATACAACACAGATAGAAACTTATGGACTTGACAAAGCAGGTCCTTCTGATCCGGCTAATTATCCCTAAAATCTAGAATAGGAATTCTAATGTTTGTACGAAATAAAGTATTAGTTTCACTTCGTGTATATTACTATATGCCTGATTATAGAGATCTAATACAAGAATTCATGTGGCAAACAATGGATATAAAACCAAAATACCCAAGAGTGAATAAGTTTTTAAATTATTGGAAAGAAAACATTGAGGCTGTTATAGCAGACATAGAGATGATAGAAACAGAAAAAATGTCCAAATACAAGTCTGTAGAAGATATCTTTAAATATTAATAATAAATATAAGAAAACAAGAGAAAAGATTATGGTATCAATAGCAACTTTTTCTGGAGCAAAAAATCCTTCGAGAACGACATCGCCTATAAACGATGTCATTTATTCTGATTTAGGATTAAATTTTATAGCTCATCCAGTAACAAAAAAAGTTACAGTATTAAAGAATGAAGATGCAATTAAAAGAGCGTTGAGAAATCTTATTCTAACAGACAGTGGTGAAAAGTTTTTCGAACCCCTATACGGTGGTAATATCAGAGCATTATTATTTGAGAATCTAGATCGAGTCACCGAAATAACGATTAAAGAGAACATTAAAGATACCGTAAGACAATTTGAACCAAGAGTAACAGTTGTCGATGTAGACGTTAATTCAAACAGAATAGACAACAATGCTATAACAATTAGTATAATATTTCGTATCAATGAATCACCTATATTATCAGAACTAGAATTTACAGTTGAAAGAATCCGATAATGGCCAGCAACAAATCAACATTAAATGTTTCTGAATTAAACTTTGATGATATTAAAACAAGTTTAAAGACATATCTACGAAGCCAAACTGAATTTTCAGACTACGATTTTGACAGTTCAACTTTGTCTATTTTATTGGATGTTTTAGCTTATAATACTTATCATAATTCATTCTATCTTAATATGGTTGGTAATGAAATGTTCCTTGATTCAGCGCAGTTGAGAAACAGTGTTGTATCTCGCGCAAAGATGTTAAACTATGTACCAAGATCTGCAAGAGGAGCTACGGCTGCATTATCTGCTGTTATAACACCCGATGATAGCCCTACCGGAGTTACTGTTCCTGCTAATACTCAATTTACATCTACTATAGATGGTATTGAATATACCTTTGTCACGTCAGGAGCAACAACAATGTCTCCTCAAGATAATGGTACATTTACTGGTACTCTTAATATCGTAGAAGGCACACCACTTCAACATAGATTTACTGTAAGTACTGCTAATCCTGTAAGATATATTCTACCTAACGAAAATACAGACACAACTAGTTTTACAGTTAGAATACAAGAATCATCATCTAACACAACAGTATCTACTTATAATATTGCTGGTGATTTATCTTCTGTAAATAGTACTTCAAAAATATATTTTGTCCAAGAGAATGAAGACAATCTTTATGAAATTCAATTTGGTGATAATATTTTTGGTAAGAAACCTATAGATGGTAACATTATTATTGTAGACTATAGAGTAACATCAGGTAATACTGTAAATGGTGCTAATACGTTTAGCGCACCAGAATCTCTTGCTGGATATTCAAACTTTACTATTACAACTACATCATCAGCCCAAGGCGGCGCACCACAAGAAACAATAGATTCTATTAAGTTTAATGCACCATTCAAATTTCAAGCACAAGATAGACTTGTAACCAAGCAAGATTATAAGAATATAATTTTATCTGAACAAGGCGATATTCAATCAATTAGTGTTTGGGGTGGCGAAGAAAATATACCTGCTGTATATGGTAAAGTTTTTATTGCTACTAAACCTCTATCTGGTGCAATTCTTTCAAATCAAAGAAAAGAAGCTATTAGAACTTCATTGAAAACAAGAAATACTGTTTCTATAGATGTTGAAATGGTCGATGCTACTTATCTTTACATTAATCCAACGATTACTGTCAGATACAATCCACAAACAACATCTTTAACAGCAGGCGAATTAAATACTATTATTCAGAATTCTCTGATTTCTTACGAATCAAATAATCTTGGAACTTTTGATCAAAAATTCTATCTATACAAAATGATAGAAACAATCAAAGATGTTAATTCCAGTTTTGTGTCTGTAGATGCTGATATTACAATTGAGAAAAGATTTATTCCACTAACTACAACAAATACATATCAATTAGTATTTAATCAAGCCGTATATCATCCACATGAAGGACATCTCAATGGTCTAGTGTCTACTTCTTCGTTTACTATAGATGGTATTAGTGGTCAAAAAATTGATGACAACGGATATGGAATTTTAAGGTCCTTTACACAGACTCCTACAGATAAAGTATATAGAAACAGAAATTTTGGTATTATAGACTATGACACTGGTCTAGTTACAATTAATAACACTTTAATTTCAGCGTATGATGGCGAATATCTTTCTGTGAAAGTTAAACCAAGAAACAAAAACATATTTGCTTCGCGTAATCAGATACTATTAATATCTGGAGCAACTATTAGTACAGTTGATGACAATACAAATAATATTACATCAACAGTAGGTACAGTAGCAACAGCTGGTGTTAGTACTACTATTAACACAGAAAATGCTATTGCAACTACCTCTTCTGGATTTACGTTTGCGGTCTAAAAATGGCTATTAATAAAAAAACATCCGCTCTTATAAGTCAACAGTTACCGGACTTCGTTCGGGATGAAGGTCCCAAACTAGAAGCCTTTATTAAGGCTTATTATGAATTCTTAGAACAAAGCAATAACTACATTGAAGTCAGTAAAAGTCTTCTTTCACGAGCAGATGTTGATACTACCGTAACAGATTATTTTCAATACTTTCGCGACGAAATATATAAAAATATTCCAGACGACGCCGTAGTAGATAAGGCTCTTCTTGCGAAACATATTCGCGAGATGTATTATCAAAAAGGTAATGAGAAATCTTTTAAGTTTCTTTTCAGAGCTTTATATAACGAAGATTTAGAAGTATATTTTCCATCAGATAATATCTTGAGAACATCTGATGGTAGATGGTATCAACCTACTATTGTCAGATTAACTAATGTATCTT